GAGACCTCCAACAATCCCAATGCCAGTTCCTAATTTACCTGCCCACTTACCAGTCGTGGCGAGTGCTTTTTCACCACCTTCTTCAACTGCTCCGACAAGGGACGAACCCATTTGTTCTACATGTTCCGCCTGTGATAAAGCACCTCTCCCCTCTTGTAAAGGTTCGGATGGGACATCCAATGATATAGACCCACGAGATGCCAGGTGTTCTTCCATAGGTGATACAACATTTTCACGTAATGAATTAACAACACCTTCGGGTGTAGTTTTCATAACTTTATTTGCTACTTCTTGAACATCGGATTTAATACCTTTATAAGCATCGTTTATTCCCCAACCTTTACCGCCTGCCTCACGGAATTTCTGATATTCTGCCAGTTTAGTATTATATGAAGCACCTGCCATAGCAGAGGTCACAGCTTTGACACCTGAAGCAAGGAATTCATTCTCTTTTGCTTGTTCTTTTAATCCAGTAATTCTATCACCTATTTCACTATTAACACGACTAACTTGTGAGTTATATTGGTCAATTTCTTTCATTCTCATATTTCCATTGCCTGTAAACAGACCAGCATTACTCGTATATAAATCCATAGTATTATAATATTAAAAATATATTTATTTGTGATTAAAAAAAATTAAACTTATGGATATAACTGAACTTCGTGATTTTTAAATACACGACAAGGATTTTCTGCCGTATCAATATACATTAGTTGATAAGGTTCGGAATGTATTTCGTCATACATTCTTAAAAAGTTTTCGTCACCCCCAACCAAACTTCCATATTCTTCCATAACTTTCAGTTTTTCTTTTTGATTTTGTAAACGACAAATGATAATGGCGTTGGCGTTGTTTCTTATCAAAGTTGAAACCGCCTTAAAACTCTGTGTAGTTATACAATAAAAGTCAATATAATGTCTGAATCGGGTTGAGAAAAAACTAATTGAATCGTTACGACTCAATCCTCCACCACCCACGTGAGTTAAACAATCGTCAAGTATCAGAGCACGAGTGGGGCGGTCTTGTTTATCATACATACCCTGTTCACGTTTAATTCCTTCAATTAAACTTTCATCAAAAGACGAGGCACATTCAAAGTGTTTTTCCAGAATTTTTCCTTTTGTGTCGTTATGTAATGTGGTTGATATTATATTTACAATATCAAACTTCCCTTTATAAAAATCAGAATTACATAACATGTTGATAATATAATTTGACTTCCCACTTTTTACACTGCCGATGATTAACATAAGACATGGAACTTGGGGTAAGTTGGGATGTAGTCCCTCAAATCGTTCATCATTAGGAATATCTTTTACTTTTAATATCTTGGGCACAGATTTTTTTTCCATTTATATAATATATATTATATTATATTATATTTTAATTATTTTATTTTAACGAATATTTTTTTTATATGTTATTAATATAAAAGATATAAAATGCCTCGTATACCTGCTGGAGAAATGAATGTTACAGAAATACGTAATCTTGTAAGACAACATAATAAATTATCTGTAATTGAGAACGTTGCCAAAAAGTCCCGTCCACAATTAATTCAAGAGATTTCAGATATGGGATATAATATTGACCATTCTAAAAAAATGATTACAAAAGTAAGATTACGGAAAGGGGATAAAAGTTTAAAAGTGTCAGATGCTGGAGATACAAAACAAGCAACTAAAAAGAAAGTGAAAGCAAAAGCACGAACCAATCTTAAAAAGAAAGGGACTGCTCCTGTTATGGTTGCCGATAGGGGAGAAGACGAGATTTAAAAACAATCGGCGTAATAACCAGCAGTTTGTTGCCAACCACTTTGTTTTATTGCTCTTACCATATCTTGCTTTTGTTGTTCTACAATTTTATTTTGTTTTTTTATTTGTTTCCGTTGTTTACGGACAGCATCGTATTTTGTGATTGCTTCCAATTGTGCTTCATATAAATCGGATTTTGTAAGACCAGTTATAAAAGGTTCATTTTTAACAATTTCTTTTTGTGGTGGTGGTTCTTCTTCTACCTCTTCTACAACTTTTTTTTGTTTAGTTTTTATTTTATTAACTTCTTGTTCTATTTTATTCAATTCCATGACACTTTTTTCCAGTTCAAGTTCCTTCTTCAATTGTTTATTTTTTTTTATAGCATTTTTTTTATCCAGTTCTTCTTGTTTCTTTGATTGATTTTTATCTCGGTTTGCTCGTCTAACTTCCAATGCTTTTTGTCTTGCTACTTGAAGTTTTAAAAGATGTTCGGGACTTAATTTTTTACGTGGTTTACCATTTTTATTGAGAGTCACCTTCTTTTTACTTTCTTTAAGTATCTCAGTAGGTTCAACCTCTTCATCAGTTTCTTCCTTAACTTTTTTTACGACGGGGGTTTCATCAAATATATCTTCATTTTTAATTGGTTCAGGTTCAACAAATTCCACGATTTCATCAGCAATAGTATCGGGTTCGGGGTTTTCCGTCGTATCATTTATTTCAACTTCAATATTAGCAGTCGTGGGTATATCGTCATTATCATCAGTTAAATCATATTTTAATTGGTCGGGGAGTCCATTATTATTCATCTTATAATATATGATATAAAAAAAAATTTATAGAAAAAAATTTAATTTTCTATATTTCTATAAAAAGGAATTAATTTAAATTTCTTATGGTTTCTGCCGAAGGTGTAGAATTACCACCGACTGCCCAGTTAAGTTTGTAGCAAATGTTTCATCTACATTACAAAATGAAACATCAAAGTTTTGTAATCTTATCTCCTGTGTATTTTGTAAATCAACATACATTAAATTATTTACCTCGTAGAATATACGACCAGTTTCTCCTTGTGTGCTTATTCGTGGAATCATACCGAGTATTGTAGATTTCCCACCTCTGAAAGCATTTACATTATTAGTTGGCATATTATCTAATCTAACAAATACAGGACGAGTATTTACGAGAGATGGAATTGTTATGGATGTTGCTTCGTAATATATTTCATCTGTGGGTATAGAAAATGTATCCACGATTGCTTTATTATCAAATCCGAGTATTCTTGACATATTTGCCTCAGTTGTATCAGATACTTTATTAGTCGGTTTCACAATAAAATAAGGTATAGTAGCAAGGTTTTGGTCTACATTAGTAAGACCAGCAAAGGGGATTTGCCTTGTTAATGATGAGTCCATATCATTCCAATCTCTTGTCTCTAAATTCCATAAAGTATATTCCATTCCCATTCTGTCCATTCTAACATTAAAAGGAACAAAAACATTATCATCGTAACTTTGTGTAAAATTATTTTCGGATGATGTAGGACTGACGGCACTATTAGACCCTAATTCACAACCAGTAAAAGTTTCAATTTTCAAACTACCAGCAAATATAGTGGGTTCTGTTTCAATATGGAGAACGGGATATAAACATTTACAAGCAAGAGATATAGGTTTTAAATTTTGTGCTTTTGTATATCCTTCACTTGCCGTCCTATATTGAACTATAACATCCTCACCAAGACCAGTATTATCTATTAAAGAGATTGCCATTCGTTCATTTTCTACTTTAAATTTAACTTTTACATAATTATCGGTATTTGTATCAATATCATAATCAGCACTAACATCTTCAAGTCCATAACTAAAATCAGTAATATATATCTCATCGGGGTCTCCACCAATATAACCTTGTGTTTCTGCTGGATTAGTGATACATTGTCCCACATATAAAATACCATTCTCTCTGTATACAACAAAATCACAGAAAAAATTTTTCGTCCATTCCCCACCTCTTCCACGAGAAAAATAATTAGGTGCTAAATACCCACCAGCACCCATACCCTCATTCATACGAGATAAACCAACCGACCAATCCATACCTTTACCATTGGCATCAGAAAAGTCAACAATAAACTCACCATTAATTAAAGATAAAGGTTTTTCAAAACTCGTAGCAACGGCAGGATAAGGTTGATGTGCTGATGTAGTAAAAGTGCCTTCCTTAGGTGTAGAAGCATAAGTGTAAACCCAATTCTTAGCAGGAACATTATCTCTTCTTTGCTCTCGTGTAAATGCTGACACCATAACCGAAGGTGTGTGATTTGTATTCCCATTATATTCATTTACTTTGTATTTAAATCCTTTGAATTCATTTGTTCCACTATCTCTATCAACTGATACTTCCCAACCACCCATTTGATTAGGAATTCCACAATTAGTATTTAAAATATTTTGTATTAATTGTCCTACTTGGAAAGTAGTTAAACCTTTTCCAGCATTTCCTTCGTATTCACCAGGTAAAGAACAATATATCGGTAAAGTTTTTGAATCATTTTCATTATACGAAAATAAATTAATATTTGTTTCGTTTAGATAA